GCTAAATAAATTTTTTATTTTTTCTCTAATATAATTTTTTTATTAAAAAATATAGGTTTTACTTTTAAATTAAAAATAATTCTATCATTTTCAATATCATAAGATGGAAATGAGAATTCAGATTTAAATTTCTTCATTATTTTTCTAAGATTCCAGCTAAGATAAATAATTTCTTTATTATCATTATGTAAATATCTCGCAGTGCCATTTTCATTTATCATACCTTCAAGTTTAATGAAAGCCATATTTTTATTAATCATTCTAGTTTCTATAGTTTGTTTACCAATTAAAGGAACATATACGGTAGTAGAATATGTTTCTCCTATTAATGGAAAGCAAATATTTCTATTAATAAGAGAGAATAATACAACTAAAAAACTCATCATTAATGATTAATAATTATAGAATTATTTTTAATAGCATATTTATAAAATAAATATAATAGGTATATATTTATAATTAATAATAATGTAAAAGCGTCAATGTTATAATTAATATACGGTAAACAAATAATATCATAAGATAATAAATGAGACCAATTTTTTTCACCTCTAAAATTAAATAATGAAGATAATATATAAATATATAATGTTTTGATTGTATTAGTATAATTATTTCTAATTATACTATTGTTTTCGTCAGTCCAAAATAAATTTTTACTACTTTTATATTTATTGAAGTGTTTATTCATTGAAGAATAAATATCAATGTTATGAATAGCATATGAATTGGCCAGTTTTTTTGCTCCTGATAAACTCAATAAGTAAGCTGCTGAACTACCGGAAAAATAATTAATATTGTTATTATTATTTTGTAATATACCATCAGTATGTAAATTTATAATATCCCATTTTTTATTTTTTTTATTAAAATTATCAATAATTTTATTAATATTATTTTCTAAATTAATAAAATCATAAGGATATGTATCATCTTCTAATATTAAAGCATGTTGTATATTATTTTTTACAATAATCTTTGCTAATAAAATATGTGATAAAGCACATCCTAATATTTTTTTTGGTGTTAGTAATAATGCCATTGGATGTATGTTATTTTTGTAAATTAAATGATTATTTTTTGTAGCATCTACACCATAAAATAATTGATATTTAATATTATTTTTATCATAAATATTTTTAAAGTTATCTATATTATTAGATCTTTCTAATGTAATAACAAATTTTGGAATCATTAAACTAATAAATAAAAAAAATTGAAGTAAAATACTTATAAAGTAGAAGAGTAGAACAGTAGAAAATAATCAAGAATTCATTCTTTTACTGTTATGGCAAGTGAAGTATTGTATCCAATTCCAAAAAATTGTGTGGTATGTAGAGAGAAATTCTATGTTGGTATGAAAATAAAGAAGACTTCAAATAATATTGGTAGATATTATAATGCAAATGAGAAAGAAATGATTATTTTATATTTGAATCAAAAACTTCCAAATGAAATTACATTACATATTATAAAATTTTTGAAAGATATTATAATATATAATTTTGGTCATGTTAATTGTTGCGATAGAAAGAATAAAAACATAACTTGGAATATAGTAAGTCAAAGAGATATGGTAATTCACAGTGTAATATAATTTTAATAAAAATTTATTATCTAAATATCTAAACTGATTGTATTTCTTTCACTACTTGTTTTTTTCCCTTTTTTATTACTTTTTGGCATTTTTGAAGAACTGAGTTCTTTCAAATCTTGAATACTAATTGTGCTAGATTCTTTAACATCTGGTTGTTCTTGTTGAATATTAATTTGTTTTGTTTTAATTCCAGATAGAATGTCAGAAATATCAGATGGTCCTTTCATTTCGGGGCGTTTGCTTTGTTGAGGTGGCATTGGAGGTTTGCTTGAAGGGAAAGGAACATTTCTATCATTAATTGAAGCAAATTTTTGCTCAACATTGATTCCTTCTTCACTTCTAGCCATAGAAATATCAGGGCGATTAGTTGGCATATCTACACGTTTGCTCTTAGGTGGTTGTTGAGTTTTCATTGGTGGTGGAGGAGGCATATTATTATTCATTTGAGGTGTTGGCATACTTGACATATTAGAATTATTTCCAGGAACAAAGTTATTCATAAAACCACTAAATCCAGGAGATGTATTATTCATACTATTAACAGCTGCTTGACTAAATTGTTGCATAAGTTCAGGGTTTTGTCTCATAATTTCATCCATACCAGGAATAGCAGATTTAAACATTGTATTTGTCATATGAACCATAATAGCAGAACCACCTAATTGGAACAATAATTTTAATTCAGGTGCCATTTTAGCTTTAGATTTATATTTTTCATGTAATTCGGCAAAAATTTCATCATAATCATTAAGATTTTCATTAACTTGTTCAGCCCAACCATCCATTTTTAAATCAAATGGGTCAAACTTGTTATTTAAGAACTCTAAACCAGTAATAGCAGCCATTAATATTTTGCCTTGAAATTTAACACTATTAGATTTTTCTTTTTCTGTTATTAACATTTCATATTCTCCTTGCATTTCATTTAAAGGGTCTTCCATAGTGTATTTTTTAGATAGATTGGCACCTTTTCTCTCAAGATCCTCTAATTTTTTGAGAATTTTGAATTTTTCTCTCAATAATTCTTCTTTTGTTAGTTGGGGTTCAGGGTTAGAAGTAGGAATATTATTAAATTTTCCATAACCGTCCCAAGTTTTTGTATCTTTAGCTGTTTGAGCAGTTGAAGAACCTAAATTAATTTCATTATCTGTTTTTAATTCTTCAAAAGTAACAGAAGGAGCTTTTTCACTAAAATTATCTAAATTAATATTATTTATAGCACTAGTAAATAAACCCGACTTGCCTCCAGTATCCACAGATTTAGATTTAACATTTATATCATCAGTTAGAGTATTTAGTTCGTTTTCTAGATCACTTAACTCTCCTAAACCAATATCAATTGATTGAGATTTTTGTCTTTTATCATTCATAAGTAGCTCTAATCCTCCACCATGATTTACAGCCCCTTTATTATCTATTGTATGTAAATCTATAATAGTTTCACTCATTATAGAGAAATAAGAATATATAATTTTAAGTAATTCGCAATTAAATATATTAATTTTTATATTAAAATATTTACTGTATTTTAATTATATTATTTGTAATTAAATACCAGTAACCTTGTAAAAAACAATCAGCTAAATCATCTTTTTTCTTACTAGCTATAAATAAAGTAATATAGTTATCATCAATATTATATTTATTTAATAAATATTTCGTATATTCAATGCCTAATTTTTTTCTCTCATTATATGAAGTATTTTTAGATGATGAAAATAGTTTTAATTTGTTAGCAGATGATATGAATTGTATATCAAATATATTTTTTAATATAAAATATTGCGATATCATTCCTTGAATAGATTTCATTCTTGTAGCAATGGGACTGATTTGATTTTCAATCAATACTTTATCTATATTATCGAAATTTATTTTATCTAAATTATTTTTAATACTAATACCAATATCAATTAAATTAATATCGTTAGCATTAGTATTTTTATTGATATATTCTAGATAATTATCATGAATATATTGTTTAATATTTTTGAGAATATTATCTTTATTAGGTGGCATGTCATGATGAATATTATGTTCTTTTGCTAAATCAATTAAATTATTAATTTTTAACCTATTATAATTGTTAAATTCAGTTGGTAAAATTTTATACTCACTTTTACAAGTATGTAATTTACAATAATAATTTGAATGTTTAAAAAATTTTGCAGGTTTATTACAAGATTTATTAGGTGTTTTGCTAGTATTACAATAATTACATAAATCAATGTTTTCTTCGCATAAGTTTATAACTTGCCAAAAGAGTATTTTAAAGATTTTATCATCAATATTTTCAATTATACATAATGCTAAATTTTTAATACCAATATCAATACTTAATAGTTTCATTATAATATAAATATTTATAATTTTATAATTTTATATATTTTATAATTTTATATATTTTATAATTTTATATAAAATTATTTATCAAGAGAAATATTATTAAGATAATAAGAATTTCTAGAATTGACAACATCTACAGCAATATTATAGATTTTTCCGTAATTATTAGCATTACAATTGTTTAAAGTATAACTATTATTACCATCAGTTTCTTGAATATTTAATTGAATATTCATATCTACATCGTCAGTAAATTTATTAGTATAGTCAATAATATGATTAATTTGTTTTTGTGACATTTATAATAGTAAATATTTATTATTTTTAATATAATTATAAATATAATAAATTGTAAGAAAAATTAATTTTTGAAGAGTGTTGGGGCAATAGTTCTATTTTGTAATTCTTCTCTCGATAAATAGATATTTTTAAGATCAGAATTAAAATAAGTTTCTGGTAAAAATTGATTTTGTATTGGAAAAGTAGATTTTTCAATACATGATTGTTGATTTAATTTGATAATAGCATGAGCGTTATCAGTTAAATATTTTCTGTAGCTCCAGTTGTTATTGATATTAGCATTATTTTGTAAATAAAAATCCATATTAATTGGTTGTTCCCAAGTAGAAAAATTTCTTCCATCAGACATTAATGGTATATTACTCATAATATATTATTATGATAAATTATTTTTGTAATAATTGTATTAATTCATCTTTTTTATATTTTGTGTTATCAGTAGTTTTTACTAAATTTTTTTTAATAGCTAGTTCCCTTAATTCATTAACTTTCATTTTAGTATAATTAATATTTTCACTTAAATCATCATTATTAATTTCAATCTTTTTTGTATTATCAATATTGTTAGGAATGTCATTAATATCATCAGCTACAATAATTTTTTCAATATTGTTTAATGATATATCTTGAAGATTTTCTAGAGAGCTAATATTGGATGATTGAGTAATCATATCTTCTTTAAGTTCTTGAATATCACTAATACTTTGATTGTCGCTATCACTATAGCTATCACTGTCACTGTCACTTTCGATATCACTGTTGCTTTGTTGCAAAAAATTAGAATTTTTTGAATCAATTGTTAATAATTTAATATTATCATTATCTTGGTCATGTTCTTCACTATCACTTTCATCATCATCATCATCATCATTATCATCACCTTCATCATCAGATACATTAATCTTAGAATCAACTAATTGATTATCAGTATTATAAGTAGTTTCTAAATTAGATTGATGAGGTATAGAATTATTTTTTAGTTCTAAACTATTTAATTTATAAATAAATGATTGAATTATTTCTCCTTGTTTAACTAATGATTGTTCAAGAGAATTAATACGTTGAACGCAATAATACATAATTAATCCAGATAAAAGTAATGTAATTCCTAAAGAAATGATAAATCCGTTACCTTCTAATCCAAATAAATTCATCTATACTTAAAATAAAACGAATATATTTTAAATAATATTTTAACGTAATTAAATATTAATCTTTTGTATTATATTTTCAGCGTCTTTAATTACATTGT